GCTTTTCTTTGCCGCAGTTAAGGCACGGCCTTTTAGTTATCTCCGGTTCGCCCCGCGGTTGTCCGCCCCACCCATACATGCCGTTGTAATTAACCAGCATTGCAGCTGCCATCGCTGAGTGCATTTGCAGCTTACTCCTTATTCCAAGTCTGTGGTATTTTTGTACTTCTGTTTCTTTGTTTTCATTCATCTTTTTTAGTTCCTGTTTCAGTTTCTGTTTCAATGTTCAAATCTTCGACACTAAACCTAGGCGTTCTGCATACAGTGTAAAAATAATCGTTGCCCAGGTTGGCTAGTCGGGAAACTGCTAAAGCCGTAATTACGGATTTAGCAAACCATACCGCCAACCTGGTGTCTTGACAGCACATGACAAGAGTGCACAGGAGTGCAACCCAGGGAGACAGGCAAAAACAGCAAACCAGGAGTTCTCCTAGTTTACTTGTCCAAGTTTCTACTATTGCGCGGGGTGTCGCAAACAGTAAGGAGTGATGCCATATCTCGACGATTTGCCATGTTGCCAAGGCTGCAACGATTAGTTCCACGTGATTACCCGTTTACTATTTTTATAGAAGCAAATAGCAACAAAAATGCCATAATACCTAAACCGATTTGGCCTGAAAGCATCAGATACAAACCAGCACACAGTAAACCAAGAAACCAAACTGCAATCGCGTTATCCATTGTTATCATCCTCTGAAATTGTCGGAGGAGACCAACTATTTAAGCTAACTCTATCAGAGGGAGGTGCTCCTTCGCCTGCTATTAACTCTTCCAGAGGTTTGCCGCTAGGCACCTCGGTTTGATTGACTAGCAACTGCGGTGGAGAAAATGAGGACGACGGCCAATTCAGCGGTCGCAATTGTTTTCTCCGGCTAAAGGCGAAAGAACTTCTGGTCGGCATTGTGGCCTCCCCTCTGTGGGTTACTCTTTGTTATCTTGTCCAAAAACCATATTATGGACGGCGGCGACGGTCATTAAAAGACCGGCACCTATCAAAATTACGGACTTGGCGGCAAACGATGCCACCCCGATTATTGCTTTGGCTGTGAGAGACAGCAAGTCAAACACAGTATCACTTAGCTTAAAAATGACATCCTCCTACGATTTGATTAAAAATGCCAGAATGACCTCTAGCGAGGTCATGGCAGAAGAACAAGCACACGATCCTTACGTTATCAGCGAAACTAAGCTGGTAAACGTAGCTCGGCAGATGGGCTACAAGCCGTCTGCATCGACAAGCCTTGTGGAACGCAGATTACACTTGGCGGATTTTATGCTGAAATCGTCGGGATACCCGACGCTTCAGCCACTTCTTCCGCTACTGCTTTCCATCAGGGGCAAGCCCTATCACTTACATGATCACTTTCCGTTTGCTCCTTTCTTTAGAACGAGAATGGCACGGACGACGCTGCTAAAAACGGGCCGTCAAGTGAGTAAAAGTACTTCACTGGCAGCTCAAGGTGTTTTGTTCTCAAACTGCATACCGTACTTCAGTACGCTTTTTCTTACGCCTTTGTTTGAAATGATCCGGCGGTTTTCTCAAAACTACGTCGCAGAATTCATTACAACAAGCCCTGTAGGCCGACTGTTCACTGACGAAACTACCGTGAACAACGTACTACAACGTTCGTTTAAGAATAGATCTAAGATGATCTTTTCTTTTGCCTACCTGGACGCCGAGAGAACTCGAGGTATCTCTGCCGACAAAAACTGCCTCGTCGGAAATACCATGTTGGAGCTTTCTGACGGTAACTTTGTCGCCATAAAAAATGCTAAACCAGGCATGGCTGTACTTTCTACGGATAAGAATGGTACAATCAGTACCGATGTAATAACTGAGGTGCTGTATCACGGCGTGCAGCCTGTTTTTGAGGTTAAGTTTTCCGGCGGTGAAGTTGTACGGTGTACTGCAGATGAGCGATTTAGAACAGCCAGCACAAAACAGTGGAAATATTTGGCAGAGCTTGTACCAGAACTGCTCGAATTCCAAAACGGACAAGCGAAAGCGGAACCAGGACAAACCTTTAAGCTACCCGCAGAAACAAATGCTACTAGGTTGCTTACTAGGCGATTCCGGAATAGCTCAAGCTTCAAAAACCTCAAATTACCGAATATATTTCAGACACGGACTGAAACAAAAACAGTACTGTCAGGACAAAGCCGACACTTTGGCCGAGTTTGTTTCAACCCAACCGAAAGAAGTGCTCAACCGAGGCTACGGAAAAAAGTCGGTAATATTTGCTACTGTTTCAAGTCCTGCGTTTCTGGAAATAGCTCGAACTGTCACCGTCGAAGGCAAAAAAACGGTAACTACAACTTGGGCAAATCAACTGGATTGGGCGGCAATAGCTTATTGGTACATGGACGACGGAAGCTGCGGTGCTCGAAGAAGCAATTGTGTTTTTCATACACAAGGGTTTTCAAAAGCCGAGTGCGAAATACTTTCAAGCCGATTAAAAGAGCTGGGCATCTACAACAAGGTGACGCCTGTAAAAAACAAAAATCAAGCCAGGCCGTATTACGTGCTTTGTCTAACTGCCGAGAGTTCTCGAAAATTAGCGCTAAATATTGCACCTTGGGTGCATCCGTCTATGCGTTACAAAATCCCAAGACAAAAAGAAACAGTAATCTGTTCAATGTGTGGATCGATTTTTTCGGGTCGAAAAGACCAGCTGGAGGCAAAAGAAGCTATTTGCAAAAAAGAAAATTGCAAAAAACTTCGACACAGAAAGTTGAATTTGGAATATCGCGAAAGAAAGAGAGCTGCGAAAGTTCGGTTATAACTTGTGTAACCTATGTCGGCTTACGTCCAACTTGGGATATAAACACAGCGAAGTATCATTCATTTTTTGCTAACGGTGTAAATTGCCATAACTGTATAGACGAGATCCAGGACATGGATATCTCGTTTCTACCTGTTATTCACGAGACTATTTCTGCCTCACGCTCTTGGGGAATCAAGCAATATGCTGGAACTCCCAAGACACTTGACAACACAATCGAGCGGCTTTGGATAGATAGTTCCATGGCCGAGTGGATTATCAAATGCCCTCACGGAGGCTGCGGTCACTGGAATATTCCTTCACTAGATCACGATCTTCTCAAAATGATCGGACCGGTTCACGACGGCATTAGCGACACGTGTCCAGGTGTTATTTGTGCTAAGTGTGCAAAACCAATCAATCCAAGACCACCCTACCAGGGCGGAACTGGACGGTGGTTGCACCGGCATCCCGATAAGCGTTGGAGCTTTGCTGGCTACCATGTGCCTCAGCTTATCATGCCTATGCACTACGCTAGCCGCGAGAAGTGGCAAACGCTAGTCGATAAACGAGATGGCAAAGGTAACACACCTATCCACGTTTTTTACAACGAAGTATGCGGCGAGTCGTGGGACTCAGGTAGCAAGCTTGTAACCATTACAGATCTCAAACGGGCTGCGTGCCTCCCCTGGAAAAATACCATGGAGACAGCTCGAAATAACATCGACGGCTATTTGTACCGCTTTGTGGCCGTTGACTGGGGTGGAGGTGGCGTTAGCAACGGTAAAAGCGATCTTGCGTTGCAGTCTTACACTTCGATTGCGGTATGCGGTCTTTGTCCTGATGGTCGCGTGGACGTTATTTACGGGTACCGAAGTATGACACCGCACGAGCACGAACGCGAAGCCGGTTTGATTTTGAACATCATGGGAGCTTTCAAGTGTTCTCACGTTGTTCACGATTACACAGGAGCCGGTACAGTGCGAGAAACGCTGCTAGTGCAGGCTAGGCTTCCTCGAGAAAGGATTCTTCCTGTGGCCTACACTGGGCCTGCCAAGGGTGGTTTGATAGGTTACAAACCTGCAAACCCGAAACACCCTCGAGATCACTATGTAATGGACAGAAATCGAGCTTTGAATTACTGCTGTCAATTCATCAAAGGTGGGGTTATTAGATTCTTCGAATACGACTACAAAGGATCAGATGATGTCGGTCTTTTGCACGACTTTTTGAATTTAATCGAAGACAAAGCCGAGTCTGGATCCGGCAGGGACACTTACAAGATTTTGCGAGATCCTGCCGGACCTGATGACTTTGCACAAGCTGTTACCATGGGCTCAATGATGCTGTTCCAAATGGCAGGTAGGTTTCCAGACCTATCAGCCTACAAGGACATAGAGATAAGCGACGATGTGCTACTCTCTACCCAGGGTATTAAGGACATGGATTGGTACTAGCTTTACGATTTCTCGTTACTCTATTTCAATCCCGTTAGCAGTGACAGTAAGAATCCTACCGTTGGGCAGCAGAATTCTATCGTTAGGCTTAGCAACAAGATCAGCGGCTGGCTTTGTTTGCTCCTGCTTGCGTCGGTACCAGATAGCTTCGAGTTGCTCGCCGGTCAACTTTGTCGATGCAACCCACTTAACACCGTCCCACCACTCGTCGTTGGCTTCTAGAGTCTCGTGCGGATATTTTCCGAGCAGCGTGTAGCCTTTACCCGGCTCAGGCTTTTTGAGCCACCAGGACTGCGGCTCGTAGACTTGGCATTGAGACCAACACATGCCTCCGTCGCACTTGAAGTGGCCTCGTTCCCATCCAACAAGCATCAGGTCGTACCCGTCACCGTCGAGGCAGACCCAGTTTTGAGTTTTGTCATCCCTAAATCTAGCCACTTTTCCGTTGTTGGTTCTTACGATCTCCGCAACATCCATATCCGTCGCGTCTCTGTAAAACGCTTCAATCTTTGTAGTCATCGTGATAATTCTCCTTATCGGCGATTGCCGAAAATAAATTTGAACTAACGCATACCGACTTCTTTTCGGCTCGCGCAAGAACGCTCGTAGTCTCGTTTTTCAACACTAGACATTAAACCTAGTTTGTAGCGTAAGCGTTTAGATAAATCTTGCTTGCAGTATTTACAACCGTACTTAGAACCTATGCGAGCTCTAATGCTAGCAAGAACAGCCATGTACGGTTTTACATCTGGCAATAGACTGTACTTACGCAAACAAAAGAAAGCGGCGTCCAAGTGGTTAATAACGCGTATTTGGTGGTAAAATCTAGCACTAGCTTTTTCAGCCTCTAAAGCTAGTTTTATATGTTTAATGAACAATTTTTTAGCTTCTTTTAACGCTGTTTGCCGATCCAGCGATGCTTTAAAACTATCAGAATTACTCGAATCAATTTCAAGTTTAGTCAGGTTCACAGATACGCCAATCTCCAGAAAGGTTTTCGATATTACACTCACACCATTCAGCAGTTGCTTTTTCTTCGTTTAAATCAAAAGCTTCGCCGTATTTTTCCCATGCAACATCTTCACATGTGCTCGGATCATCAGTTACAGCTACCAGCCGACAAAGTGCTAATCTCTCTGCCAATGCGCGACGACGGCTGCTAGGTACAGTTTCAGGTACGTATATTTCTACGATACCTTTAAACGAAACGTGCACCTTGATTTGCTCTGAAGGTTTTGGTTCGAACTCAATCAAATCTTCGAATTCAAATGTTCTTCGTTGAACTGTGGATTCTACGAACGCAGCGATGTATCCGCGTCGCAACGCTTCGACATGCGGTCCGGTTAGGTACCTGGAAAATACCAGCGAGATTGCTGCCTGGTAAACCATTGCCGGTTCTTGTTGCAGTAAGTCGGCAAGACCCAGCTTTGTGAAAATCTTAATTTCGTTGGTTGAAAAGTTACTCATGCTTTGTAAGTAATGCAAAAAGCAAGGAAGTAGCATAGAAACACTAACACGGACGCCATGCTGCCGATTGCGACACCCTTTAAAAATTCACCACGGTAAGCGTATAGCGTGGTGTTACCTATAAAAACACCAAAAGATAAGCCAAAACCGTATAAGTATTCATTCATATTTTTTTCATGTTTTTTCATTAGAGGTTTACTTTACTTCAACTCCGTTTGCCGTTGCAGTTGCGAGTTGATATGTTTCATCAGACACATAGGAAAGAGAGCTGAAACCGCTCAGTGAATAGCCGATCAACTGTGCGAACTGTTCGCGGTCTTCGTTTGACCAGTTCATATAGCCTAGTTGATTCATATCAAAAGGACCGGCATCTAGTAAGAACTTTACAATCGCGTTTTTCTTGAAACGTAAAGTACCGTCAGTATCTTTTTCTAGCGGTTGAACCGGGTGTCTTGCAGTTTTGGCGGAAGAGTTACTCATGACGATACCTCCATCATTCTAATAACCCGGTCTTCACCTACGTATACACGTTGTTTTTCAAAATGTTCAGGGCTAGGTTTGATACCATTTAGAGCTAGTAGTTTTGAAAAAACTTTCACAGCTTCAGCTTTGTTTTTGCAAAGCTTAGCTTGCCCATCTAAACCATCTTTGCTGATTTCCAACACCACCCAAGCTTTGTTTTCTTCAACGTTTTTAGCAACTGAAACCTTGGTTTCTTCGATTTCTTGCGGCTTGCCCCAGACAGGATTTTTTACAATCTGAAAGCCAAGCTTTCGAAAAGCTTGCTCGCAATCAGTCTTTTTCATTTTAGGCGACAGTTTGTGTTCTTCGCATTCGTAGAAGCCAGGAATGTTAAAACCCAAACAGGTGTCCGGAATGAAACCATTAGCTGCCCAGAATGGTTTAGGTGCAACGCTCCACACTTCTTCTACCCAGTCTGACTCTTCGCCGTCCTCTGCATCGTAGTTAAAGTCATCTTCGGCGGAAAATATAGCCACCCATTTTGTGAAATCAGGCTTCCAATTTTTTTGTTTAACCCAATCGCCAGCTTTGTTTTTACGCAGCCCGTAAAATTCCGAAAACTGTTCTTCCGTAAGCTCAATCATGATTTACTCCTGGTTTGTGTGATTATCAACGGCTAACTGAAACGTCGGCTTCTGGATAAGCCAGACAAGCTCCAATATAAGATTTGATGAAAGGTATGAAATCTTTGTACGTACCCCAACCATTTGTCGCATTAAAGGTTTCAAATCTAGCACGATCGCTCTGCATTAAAGCTAAACCGGCTGTTAGTGGTTCGATTAGCTGCTTCGCTTTTTCGATACCAATTTCTTCAGGCCGCCAAAGATGCTCGTATATTCCAGCTTCTTTGGCCATTTTTCCTAGGTTGTGCGTGATGTTTGAAGTATACAGCTCCATAGTTTCTGCTGAGACATTGGCAGTGGATTGACCGGGTTTCGGTACGGTTAAACTAACATCTAAACTCATGTTTTACTCCTCAGGTAAATGTAAATTTGCTGTTTCAACTTCTTGTTGTGAGTCTAGCTTAAGTTCGATGTTGAAAACTTCGTCATCGCTTACTAAATGTCGATTATAGTAGTCGACGTTAATTAGTTTGCAGAGTTTTTCCCATGCAAATAGCATGTCTAACTCTTTTAGTGTGCCCGTTATTTTCATTCGCCCACCTCCTTTCTTGCCTTGGTTATTCTGCATTGCTGTCGGAAAAAAGCAGATTCCGCTTTGCCCCGAGTCGAATCGCGCAGTGTTCGGTAGTCCAGTTTTTTTCGGTATAGACTGAGCCTTTCGACTATCTTCCCGGCTTGCCTGATCTTCATTCGCCCACCTCCTTTCGTCGCTTGCGAAAAATCCCCATCGCTTCTGCGTACCTATAATCAACAGCCTTGACGTAATAATCAACAGCCTTGACGTAAGTTGCTTTTTTGATTCGGTAAAAATAGCTATCTGATTTTCGCTCTCGATGCGCACGCTTCCAGATTTTTCTTGCTTGCCTGATTTTCATTCGCCCACCCACTTGTGTTTTTCCCAAACGAGACGCTGTGGCGCGTGACCGCCGGTACCGTCTTCGTCCGTGTCCGGAGAATCCGAACAACCGTAGTCACCGTCCGCTGTTGACCAGTCCGGACAACCTCCGCCAACTAGAAGATCAACATAAATAGTTTCGCCGCAGTGCTTGCACGTTGATTCTGCCCCTTCTACATTAGACAGAAAGCTGTCAAGAAACTTTTCGGCACCATATTCCTGCAGCCAACTCAACCAGTTTTGTTTGTCTTGTTTCAACCTGTTCAGTTTTTCGGTCTCAATGACTTGTGCTTTATTTTCGTTTTCCTGGCAGTAATCTTTAGCTACGTGCAGTGAATCAAAAACAGTTGCAGATGACAACAACGTTGGCCTTGGTATGTGTCGTTCGATACCGATCGGAAACACTACGGCGAATCGACCTTTTTCAGTCATCAAAATATGCCAATAACACTCGGGTTTATCTCGTTCTGCGAACCAATTCCCGCGATCAAAACTCCACACTAATTGTTTTTCAGTCAAGTTTATTCTCCTGATTTTCTGTGCCGTTTAACAACTGCGGCGGCATAATTTGGTTGAACAGATTACCGTCCTCTTGCAGTTTCGCTCGTACAAATTTAAAGGTAGTATCAAATACAGCACCTTCAGTGAAAGTAGCCAATAAAATATTCGGCCTATTTGCAGCTAGCCAATTAAGTAAATCGTATGAATCTACCTCGCACTCAAAACCGTTTGTATCCCCAGAAAAAGGTTGACGCGTTACAATTTTCAAAAATTCAAATAACGCTGCAGCTTTTTCGTCGCCGTTGTCTGCCATGAACATAACAACGTCGTCTGCAGGGTAATCGCCGCGAAACCCGCACGCACCTAGTGCGATTATCGCTTCATCACTAGCCCGCTGTGCCCACAGAGTAGCGTCAAATTCGATTTCAAATTGACGGCAGTCGCTCCAGGCTTTTGCATGAATCATTTTTGCTCCTAATCAAATACGAAGTGCCATTTTTTGTTCAACAGTCAGTTGTGCCAATGTTTCCTGTTTGATTTGGTTTTGCGACTTACCGATCAAATCAGGGTACAGTTTATTGTCAAAAGCGATCACAAAATTCTGGATAGCTTTCGGAACGTCTGGGTCCATAGTCTGGTGGTCGTTCCAAGTTATTTTGACCTCGCTTCTACCTTCAAAGTAGAAGATACCGTAGCCTGTATCGCGGTAACCTGGAGCGTATCTAACCGTGTCAACCACCAGCCCACGGCTAAGGTTTGGAAACTTACGGTAGATTGCTTTTATAACAGGGCAAAATTCTCTGTTGCGAACTTCTCCGGTTATACCGTACACTCGACAGTAATCCGCAACTTCGTCGGTTGTGTTGCCCATTGACGCAAGAAACTCTGAAATTTTCATTTTTTTCCTTTTGAGTTAAATGCTGTTACCAAGCAGCTAGCCGCCGTGTTTTTCGAGTAGCTTATAGGCCTCCGTGTGAGCCGCTTCCGCTTCATCGAGCGTCAACCAGCTTTGATCGATGTGCGAATACTCAAGCACCTGTCTAAGCACCTTGAGCAACCTTGGAGCGTCTGCCCAAAGTTCCGCGTTGGCCTTGGTCTCTTCGGCGGTAGTTCCATTCCCAGACTCTAGACGCCCAACCGCCGCTCCTAAAAACACGTCTCTAGCCTTGACCCGGTACGTGTTTTTGAAGTTGGTAGACTTCTCAACCCGCCACGGCCCCTTAGTAAATTTCGATTTCGTCATCATGTTTCCTTTCGAGTTAAACCGCCTGAATTAGCCGCCGAGTCTTTCGAGTACCGCCCTGGCATCTGCAAACGCTTGCTCGGATTCCGCTGCAAGCTCTCTGTCTCGCAATGGTAAAGCGAAATCGTGAAGCGTTCGCAGCACTTCCAGCATTCTTGGAGCTTCGGCCATTAGGTTTGCGATAGCCTCGATCTCCTCGGGCTTGAGTAAGTGACTCGACACGACGGCAAGGCATAAATCCGCAGATGCTATCCGCTTTGAATTAGGGATGTCCCTTGCTCCTAAAACCCGCCACGTACCCTTAGTAAACTTCGATTTTGCCATTTCATTTCCTTTCAAGTGTTAACTTTCAGTCTCGCGTAAGCTTTGTCCAGCATTTCTGCCGGTACAAAATCAAAAACCTCGCCTAAGTTTTTGCGTGTAAAATCAAGCCAACCTTTGTACATACGAATACCTTTTGGAATTTCAAGCTGTGTAAAGTGTTTAAGATAGTTCATGGCTATCTTGTCAGCACTGTGCGACAGTAGTCTTGGCTCTAGGTCTTCGTCTGTAACGTCGACTTCAACTACTTCAATAGCGTTCGGTTTGTCGTTAAACGCTATGAAGTAATTGTCAGCGCACTTACGAACAGCTGTACTTAGTTTTTCAAGCTTTCTCGGCCAGTGATGCTTCCAACCGGTCAGCGGTCCCTCTTTCAAATCGAACCTAACGAAAAGCTGATGCAAAAAAGCATCGTATTCGTCGCGGGTAAGTGATATGCCGTATGGAGTTTTTTTACCGACTTGAGCCGTAATTTGAGCACACATAGCAATAGCCAACGCCCACATAATTTCCATTTCGGGACCGGTTTTTTGCAGTGCCTCTTTGACGTCTTCCGTCATTTTGCAGTAGCTTTGTCGCGGACCTGGCGCGTCCTCGGGAAAAGCGTATTTAGGTGTGTCTCTAAATACGCTTTTAACCAGCTTGGCGTTGAAAAACTGAAATCCTTCTGGATCCCAACCAATTCGGTCGAGACCTTTAACAACGCTTGGCTCTTCAAACTTACAAGCTACAAACAGTGGATCAAATTTTTCCATGCTTTTTTTGCCCCAGGTGTTTGCCTCGTGCGACAAAAAGACAGGAATTTCATTAGCTAAGGCGAGTTCTACAAAGTACCTGAGCGTTCCTTTTTTTTCTTCAACCCTAAAAGGTATTTCATGACCTTTGATAATAAATTTTCCAATGTACTCGTGTTTGTTATCTGGTCTTACAACGATGTGACTTACACGCAATACACCTGGAAAACGTATTACGCCCTCTAAGTTAAACCACTTGCCGTCTCGCTCTACGACAACAACATGACCAAAATTGAAAATTTTGCCTGAACTAATGTCGGTTGGAACCTTAACACGCCTCGAGAAACCGGCTTTGACTTTAGGATCTATGTGTTTTCGGACTAACTGCGAAACGCTTTCATTGTAATTGTCGCAGTCACTAAGTAGCTGTGCTTTCTTGTCGAACGACGTTGTTTTAAGCCAGTCTGACAAAGCTTTCTCGTAAGGTTTGGCGTTGTCTGCTATACGTCTAACAATGTCTAGTGGCGGATCGTGTCTCAGCCAACTGTGCCAGTTACTAGGAGTAACTTGGACATTCTGTTGACGTAAAGATTCAGGCCCGACAAATGACAATTTGGCGTCCAGCATCATAGCTTGATGTAAAATAAGCGGCGTCGGATACTTTTCCCAAAAGATAGGCAACCGACCTTCTGCAATAGACCACTGGCGTTTGCAAAACGACCTTGGCGGTCTTTTCCAACCGAACATAGGAAGAGGTACGTCGCTGGTAAGAAAGTTCAAATTCTGCAATTGCAGGTAGTTGAGCATCATAGACGTTACTACTACAAACGGAGACTGAAACCTGTGCATAAGTTGCAAACCGGAAAAAGCAATGTTGCTCATGCAAAGTTTCATACCAGGAGCTATTTCCTCGTCCTGCGTTGTCAGCGTCACGTAACCTATGTCGACAGGGTTACGGTAACAGGGCACAACTAGAAGCGACCTATCGCGGGTTTTAAACTGCGGCTCGTTGAAAAGATTGCGTATTTCTCTATCGCTGATTGTACCGTACAAAGCACCAGGGCCAGCCATAAACCGTTCTCGGCTCATTCGATCAGGACGTAAGCCGTAGCGGTTTAGTAGCTCTGTACCCTGAACTGTAGGTTTAATCATTTCCTGTTGTGCAGTATGCCAGATTTTGTTTATGCGGGCTTGTCGCTCGGTTACACGCTTAAAATCCTCAAAAACGGTGTCTGGCATTTTGCATTCTATTTTAGAATACAAGTACCTAACAGCCTCGGTCTGGGACATCTTCAGGCGTTCAGCCGCCAGGCTAAATACTGTTCCTGCCTTTTTGCACTCGAAACAGTAGTGCGATTCTTCTAAATATTTGTTATCCTGGTGTATAGTCCAGGCGTTTTCGCCGCAATATGGACACGTTCCCGACGCCGTGTAGATATCGAAGGGTTCTAGCCCTATGTAAGGGGCTATAACGGAATACGGCAAACTGGCGTGAATTTCGAGGAGACTAGACACAATGACTAACCCTGTACTTGACCCTATCAATGATAAAAATAAGTCCGGCCTGTTCAAAGTCGCAGAGGCTTTTGAGCTCCCTGACTTTGTCAAGACAGCGAATATGGACGCTACGCTGCATCCGGTAAACATTGCAAAAACTGCGTTTGCGGATTTCCCTAGTAGTTTAAGATATCCTTGCCATACTGCAGCTGCAACGTGGATGTCTACTGCCTATTTTCAGCTCAAAAAAGCTTCTTTCAATACTGCGGAGCAGAAAAGAATTAAGGATAACCTGCAAAAAGCAGCCGCGTATTTCGGAATAAGACCCGCTTGCGACAAAGTTTTGTCACACGAAGTGCACGTTGAGAAGCTGGCTGACAGCGACTATGCGTATGTCTACCGGTCAGATACAGGCGATGTTGAACGACATTTTCCAATCACCAACGCAGAGGAAATCAAAGTCGCCGCAGATTGGCTCGAAGAAAATAAACAGCACTTCATTTTCGAAGATCGCTGCATTGTAGCCGAGAAGATTCTGCGTAAAGCCGCGTCGGTCGGTGTTCGACTGGACGACGAACTGGCCAGCAAACTAGAAAAGCAAGCCGGTTACGGGCTTCCAGATCTTACGTTAGTACAATTGGCTTTGAGTAATAGAGCTTTGCTTACCCGAGACAGTAAACACCGAGCTAGCATTGAGAAGCTTGCTGAAGAAATAAAAGACAAGCCTGAGCTTTTCCTAAGTCGGGAAACCTCGCTGAAGCTGGCCTCGGCTATCGACCAGCTTGATCACGCTATCGGGCTTAACGGAAAGTACACAGCCCTTATTCCCAGTCCCGAAGACATTGTTTTCACGGTTTCGCTCGTTAAAGCAGCCGCAGCTTGCGGCGATATGTGCGAGCTGCAGACAGGTAACGTTTATGAAAAAGATCAACTTGCCAAACTAGCACGACAAGACCTTGTTGAAATTTTTGGTGACGATTTCGCCAAGGAGGCTTGCGTGGGTTTGGCAGTTGATCCCGAGAAGTTGGCTACTATTGCTCACACGCTACCTAAGCCCGACGCGGAGCTGCTTGAAAAACTTCTTAAAGAAGCAGGACAATCGCCTGCCAGATTTAAAGTGGCAAGCAGTCCGCTTGATGAAATGGACTTAGATAGTATTGCAGCTAGTTACTAACTGCGAGCTAGCGGTCGAAGTGGTTTTCGTACACCTATACCCTTGAAGCCGTGCTCGGAAGCGACAGACTTAAGTAAGTCGCGATCGGAGCAGAAGCTATTTACGTTGTCGGTATTTCGACAGCCTTCGCACTTTCCGCAGCGGTGGTGTACAAGTGCTCGAACCAGTTCTTTTCGGGTTTTAATACCCCAAAGTAACTGGATAACGTAAGGCATTTCTTCGACCTGTTTACACACACGTTGCGATACCGGTCGCTGCGGTAGGTCGATTAGTTCAGCCATGTATTTCCAACGCTCGAGTTCAGCCGTGGCAATTGCACCAAACTTGCCGTCTTCGTCGTAGTAACGAGCCTGCATTTCATCGCGAAGCCAGTTTTTCGATTTGCTGTAAACGGCAATTAGCCTGCCGTCAAGCATGTAGACTTTTACGTTCGGCTTTGACCGATTTAGGTTTTGACCTTGAGTGTTTTGATTTCTGCTTTGACTTACTGTTGCAGTTTCGTTTCGCATTCTTTGCTACTTTCTGTTTAAAATTCTGTTGCAATTCGTGGCTAGCTTTAAAAGCGGAATTAGCGTTGCCACTTACGCTGTTTTCCGAGTTACTTCTGACAATTTTGGCGTTTACCCTGTGTAACAATGCCGGGGTATAGCACAGCTTACAAGCACTACACGTTGTCTTTGTAGTGCCGTTTTCTACCGGGCAGACTATTGTGCTCCTGACTTGTTTGACGACGCTCTTACGCTTATTGCGAAAGAATAAGTCGACACTGTAATCAGGAATATCGTCGTCGCTGCCCTGTAGGTAGCATCGCATCACGTGCGAAGTCGACGGAGGTTCACCGGTGTTCTTGTCACAAGAATACCAAAGACGTGCGTTAGGTAACGCAGCAAATTTGGAAAAGGCTTGCACCATAGAATCATTGATAGAACCATCCCTATTCCGCCAGCTACGGGTGTAGGCGTAGAACGTTACGTCCGGCCTTCGCGTAGCAATTTCTGTCCACTTTTCAACATATTCCGGGCTGTAGAAATCACCTGCGGCGTGGATACGGACAGTGCGGATTTTAAAAAGAAGCAAACAACCTAGTATGAAACCGACAAAGAAGTCAGTTAAAGATAGTTTGTAGTTGTTGGCTAGACTTGTTTTTACTGTCTTGTGGTTGTAATGGCTTTGCATTGCATAACATATTGCAAGACAAGCAACTGTAGCCCCAATACAAATGTGACCTAGTCCTGCAGGTAAACTCCACTGCCAGATAAATCTTCCAAGTTTACGATTGCCTCGTTTCACTCGTCATCCTCGTCGTCTATGAGTTCGTTTTTCTCTGCTAACCAGTGTGGAACAACGAAGTAACCTTCGTCACCCTTCGCAAGACAGTCCGTGTCTTTTAGCTGGCTAAGAGGTATCCAGATTTCACTGACTTTTGGTGCGGTTAAAGTTACAAGCATCGCTTTGGGTGTAAGATGTTTGACTTTACCTTCTAGTGTGACGTCATCTTTATCGGGCATCAAAACTCTCCCGAGACAAAACAGCTACAATCGAATAAGTAGAACCTCTGTCTGCATACGGACGAACGAGACCGTTGTCGGGGACTTCTTTAAACGTGTTGCTAGGCCCGTAGGGCAAAATGACTTTATTGCCTAATCTCGACGAACACATGTCGTGACATTCGCTTAGAAACCAGCCTGCAGGATTGAATTTGCGTGTCTGCTCGAGAAGTATCTCAGCCAGTTTTTCTGTTGTTGATTCTTGTGTTTCGCAATAACTATCTGCAAATTCCTTGAAGTTAATCTTTTCCATTTTCCACTTTACAAAAAAGCTGCTCGCTAGCACCTGGCGAGCAGCTACCATAACTTGTCCGTGGTACAAAGTTAGTACATGATTCGGGTAGCGAGGTTGGCGGTTGCAACTTCTTATTCTTGGTTTTCACCTTAGGCTGATACCGCTTGCAGTGCTCTCTGAAAATGCAGTTAACACCAGAACATAACTCGCTACTTTTCATCGTTACTTGCCTCTAGGTGAACGCTTGGCTACAACGGTTTCTGGTCGAACGCTGATAGTGCCGTTGACGGTAGTGTTGCCTTCCTTTGGCTTTTTGCTCTGCTGGTTTTGGAAGCTTAGCTTGCACTTTTCAACTTCGCTTTCAAAATGCGATCGAATTTCATTGTTGACCGCTGCAGATTTATTAGCTCTGATAAGTTTACCCATAACACCCTGGTCGCCAAAGAGACTATCAATCCAGGCAAGGCTTTCTTCAGGTTTCTTTTTGTTGCTGTCGAGCGATTGCGCGTACATCAAAATTGTCTCAACGAGGAAATCACCGACTTTAAATTGCGGATAAGCCTCACCGGCTTCCGCTTTAACAAGTGCATAAGTTACGTCGAGCGTCAGATCGCCGCTGTATGCACCGGCTTCAAACTTTTTAGTTTCAAGCTTTTCTTTTTCTTTCTCGAGTAGTTTGATTGTGGCAGTAACATCCGCTAAAGACAGAGTCATGTGGTTTCTCCAAGTAGTTGTTGTTCAATGAATTCTATCTCGGCGTCGATAGCTTTTTGCCGAGAATCGTACGGACCTAGCACCGGTCCATCAAAAATGCGGGCTTGCCAGCGACAAGTCCAAGTTCTAGTCCAGCACGCAAGCTTTGAATCGTCGCTGACACGCTTTCTAATCGCACGGAAAATAGATTGCAAAACCGGGTTTACCGGTTCAACACGACTGACCCGCCTTTTGCAGGTCAGCCCCAGGTCCCGTGTTATCTCATTCTCCAGGCTTTCGATGTTACCATTTGGGTGAATGATTATGCGCATGCTTTATCGATCTTGCGACCGACCTTTTGAATTTTTCTAATCTCGATCTCTTGCGTAGAGATTTTTTGAAGCAAATTGTTGAACGTGGTGTGTGCAGACTTGCGAGCAAAGCCGCTGTTTTTGATTTCTCGCGTGATGGAGTCTGCCGAATTGCCCATATTTGAAAGAGCATCCTGCACTTCCTTAGCCAAGTCAATTACAGGCTTGCCCTCTTCGCCTAGCATATTTTGGACCGACGCGATTTTTTGTGCTAACCATTGCAAGTTGCTAAAACCACTTTGCGTTAGCGATTTGTATTCGTCAGTTTCGTAGGGTTTCAGCTCGAGATACTCCTGCTCTGTAAGTAGCAGGCTTTTTTCTTTTCCAACTTGCTTGAAACCATTTTTACCGGCAGGTACACATTCTTGTGCGATGATTTGTACGTAACCTGCTGGTATCTCATCGTTATCGCTGTGTCGAATAATCTCACGCACTTCGGCATCTCGCAAGTTGTAGTACGGATTATCAAGTCCAGGAATAAGCCGTATTCGCTTGCCGCAGTTTCTAGCTACAGTAGCTACCATTTCCTTGAGCTCGTAAACAAGCTCACCAACTGCACCGTTTACAGACGCTTCAAGCCGCTGTTCTGCTTGTTTACGTATTTTTTCGGAAGTGGCTGGAGCTAAATTTGCTATAGTAAATGTGGCGTTGTACGGCTCAATCCTAGGTACGTCGCAAGTAATGGCGTCTGCTAACTCTTGCGATGTCGGATATTTGCGTTCAACGACCACCCAGTCTTTGCCCAGCTTTATTTTGTCGCTTTCTTTGATCTTGTTGTAGTTTTCCTCGGAGGATACACGCTTGCCCCAGTCCAGGTACTGATCCCTTGCCGCGTTAAATCGGGTTAGAAATTCATCGAGCTTTGCAGCCTCGATCAGATGGGAGCCTGGAACCTTTTCTGGTTTAAGATTTTCCGTATCCGCAGCCGTACCGACAAGCGTGTACTCTGGGATGGTATACTCGTCTCGTATGATGCCCAGCAGCCTACGAAGGTTTGTACCTTCTTTGATCAGATCGTCGTTTGACGCACCGAGAATCGCATAGGATCCTCGGAGAACTTTAGAGTCCACGCCTTGCTCTCTGGCAAGAACAGCTTTAGATTGTTCAGTAAGTGCTATCGACGATGGCAGCCAGCCTACTGTGTATTTGATAGTCAAATACTCGACTTTGTTTTCTTCTTGGTTATTGGGTTGGTTTTCCACTAGATTACTCCTTTGCTCGAGTTACTTTACGAACGACACGTTTTGGGGCTGACACTGCGTCTATTGCATTTTTTGCTTTGAAGCGGTCTCCGGTTTCTGCACAAATGCAACCGGCAGCTTCTGCCCATTCCAGCAGATTATCCATCTGCTCTTTATTCTTCTCGTAAGACGGTGTTATCCACTTTGATGCTGTCTTGATATCTACTCGCTGCATTTCTGCCAGACGACAGCACGAAGCGATGTCAGCCGGAGTCCAGTACTGATCAGTTGGTAGATCTTGGTCTGCAAGATCGTGTCGCTGCATATACATTTCCCAGGCGTGGCTCTTTGCATCGCTGCCTGGAAACCCAACAAAGAACAAGGCGTCGACACGCCCAGAACGTGTAATCTCGTCTGGCAAGTTTGCGATGTTATTTGCAGCCGACAAAATCACCGTGCTTTTTTGATCGTTAAACCAAGTTAGCAAAGTGCCAAGCATACGGTTTTCTAGCCCGCCCGACTCACCGGATCCGCCCTGCGGCAAGAATCGCTGAAATTCGTCGATACCCAGGATGCCGCCAATTTCTTCGACTGTACGAAGCATGTTAGCTAGAATCTTGTCAGTGTCGCCAACCCACTTTGAATACAGGTTGCTAGCTTGCATCGAAGAAAGCGGAAGACCGAACTCACCTGAACAGCACTTCATAGTCATTGACTTACCGGTACCTGGAACACCAAGCATCAGCACGTGTCGTAACTTAGATCGGTCTGGAACGTCAGGGCTAAAACCGTTTTTAAGGTAAGACTTAAGCCCGTTTAGTCCGATGATCGAATCGAATGTATAGAAGTTACGCTCGGGTCGGTAGAGTTTGTTGAAGCTGTCAACTGGCATTGGCTCAAGCCACTGCTCAATCTTTTTGCCGTTTTGCATGAAACTGATACGAGCTCTAATCTCGTCTTGGTTCACATACTCTTCTGAAAGCATTGTTACGTCGACAGCTTCGCGTAACTCTTCTATCGTTTCTTCGGGCCATAGTTTGATCGCTTGCTGAAAAGCGGGCGACCAAACATCTAGCTTAGAGCTACGAGACAGGTGTTTGGCTTTTCGGTGAAAAAGGAAACCAGGATCAAACGAACCTTTTTCCGACAAGGACTCGGCACCGTACTGGTTCACCTTTGCTCGAGACAAACCCGCGGTGGCCTCAATAGACTTATCGCTTACCTCAGATTCGCTGTCAAGATTTGACAAAAGCGCTTGACGTTCTTCTTCGTCCGGCAAGTTGTGATGAAGAACTTCGAAGTGCTCGACAAGCTCGTAAGGTAATTCGACGTCCGGTGCAGTCTGTGCGATCAAAAATACACGAGCGTTTTGACCTTCTAAAATTAGCTTCTGGGTTTGAGCCAGAAGAAACGCATCGACTTGACCCCCGGCAGTGCCGTTTGGAAAAAGAAATCGGTCGTAATTCCTAACCAGAACAACAAACTTTTTGACAGACTCGTCCTGCATGTTTTCTAGCGAAACACCGCTCTGCTCGATTGCAATACGATTACGTGCGTTATTGATCGCAAAATCCATTGCAGCGTACAGTGTAGCTTTTTGTTTGCCAAATGCATCTTCACTTACTGCCACCGTTTCGCCTTTTATGTCGGTCAGGCCGTCAACCGGATCCCAGTTAAGTAGAATGATACCGTCCGGGCCAGTCGTGTCGACGTTGTCAATTGCATAGTTAAGAAGTTCAATGTGAACATCTTCTGGCTCCAGTGATGTTACACATAGCCCGGCTTGACCCGATGCAAGATATTTCAAAATCGTCTTAAGCATTATTCTTCTTCTTTCTGTTTAAATTCACCGCAAAAATCTGTTTTCCACTTTACTTTTGTACTGGGGTAACGAGTACAGCGTATTTGCTGTTCGTGTTTGTTCATTGCTTCCAGCCAGTTTGATCTCAGTATGTTGTGCACAACTCTATCGAAATTATGCGGCTCAGTCTGCCAACTAAAACACAAAAATCTGTGTGTAGTTTTTTCCGGAGTATCTGGCGGCTGCTCGCCGCTTGGCGGCGGTATAGTTCTGGCATAACAGCAGTTCTTACACATCTGTCGCATAGGTTTTGGTTTGTCTTCCTTTAATTTCATAGTAAACGGATTTTGTCATCTCTTCAGCTAGTTTTTCAATTTCTTGGTGATCCCGTGACCAACAAGAAGTATTTTCCCGTTTTGGAAAGCCAGAATTCCACCATTCTTCGTTTGTGTCTACGCAAGGTGTTTCCGATAGCCCGTCGATTACCACCTGCGTCATTTCGTTGACGATTACTTTTCACCAATGCAGCGAGAAATTGTCAATGTGATTTACCTGAGCTGTTAGAATAACTTTGTTATCGTTTAGAAAACGTTGACGTATGTCCGGTAAGGCTAAAAGCAACTTTTGTCGTAACGGTGCGTCTATAGTTTTTTCTTTGACCGCTGCTTGCCTTTTTGCAAGCAGCGGGTAGAACTGATTGTTGTGCGACACTGTTAAACTCTTCTTCCGCGGCCAGAGACAGTAGCACAGCCGTAGCCGCCGCCATCGCCGTGGCCGTCGCCGTCGCCGTAGCCGTGGCCGTCGCCGTCGCCGTAGCCGTATCCGTCGCCGTTGCCGTCGCCGTTGCCGTTGCCGTAGCCGTTGCCGTAGCCCCAGCCGTAGCCCCAGCCGTAGCCGTAGCCGTAGCCGTTGCCGTAGCCGTCGCCACGACCTACTGGTTTAAAACTTTGTTCAACGTTTGGCATTACTGTCTAACTCCTACAGCCGCCTTAATTTCAGGTAGGTTATACTCTGGCTTTAGCGTCTGCTTGTCAGGTTGTTCGCCAATCAACGCGTCTTTTAGCGGTTGCGTTGCCTTGACACAGCTGCCGCCGGTGTAGCCGTTTGCTTCGATGGTTGTGTTACCGTCGACAGCTACAATGATTGTGATTATCTTTTCCATACTATCTTCCTCTCACTTGGTAAACGATTCGACCGTCAGGTAATTTTTGCTTGCTGACTTGCCCGTAAGCTGGATTTTGCATTGATTGTTGCCGTTCAATAGCTCTTTCAGTGGCCCTCGCGGCGTAGCTTTGTTTGAGCTCGTTTGCCCAGGCATCTACCCCACCTTTGCTAGTATGCTGGCCGACGCCCTTCGCCCGAAGCAAACCGTTTCCTTGCGAATAAAAATCAGTCATCATGATGTATTCGCCCTTTTGGAAAGGATGCGGTACTAGCCCTATCTCGTAGGCTTGTGGCTTATTTTCCGAAGCTTTGTATCGGATGACATACTGACTATCTTTACTCATGCGATTCTTAACGATGTTTTCGTATTCGTTACGCACAGAAGAGTTATTGAGGAGCTTTTTTTGAGTCACCAAATCCCAAGGATTGTTCTCGAGATCGCGAGTGTTGACGGGAAGTGTGACGCCCAGCTCAGCTGCAATCTTAACTAAATCCAAGCCCTTTGCTTTAAGGTTTTCGGCTAGAATTGTTTGGTATACGCCTGGAATCGGGTAGTCTCCAGCAAGCCGCCCGTGATCGGTAATCCAGGTGCGATACTTTGTACCTTCGACTAACTCGAGTTGAGGACACTGTTTTTCCACAACCTGCTTCAGTGCAGTAATATCCTTAACGCAGAAACCATTAACTAAGTGACTCATTTTCGCTCTCCAAACAAAACCTACGGGATAAAAAACACTTATTTTCTTCGTCGCCCCAAAACCCCAAGTGACTGAGCCTAGACTTATCTGGTTCTCTGACTTTTTCTGGATTTGCTAGAATCCTAAGAACGCCTGATTCGCAGGCAATCGGATAGTTTAAGTGGTCGGCGTATTTCGAAAATATGAACAACGCTTCAAGCAGCTCAGACATGTTTACTCCATAAAAAAACCACCCGGCCAGAAACTCCAGCCGGGTGGTACACCTGCGGAAATAAAAACTAGCGACAGCAACGTGTTCGACGAGCAAACACGCGTTTTGCTGGCTGCGTTGTGGCTGCAACTGCCTTTCGTGTACTACAAGCTGCAAGCTGCACAGTTTGCTCTGCTACGCCTACAACAGCCTCGGTAACACCGACAACCTGAGTTGCTGCGACAGCGACTACACTGCGAACCGGTCGCTGACAAGTGCCTGTGCTGCAATCTTGAGCCGACGCGAAACCTGCACTAAGGGCAGCCAATACGAACACAAACTTCTTCATTCTTCTGCTCCTGATAAGTATACTATTTGTTGCAGCTGACGAACCACAACTTCTGTCGAACCGTTGCTCAATGGTAGCATACGCAGCTGGTCCATCAAGCCCTGCATGTTTTCCAGGTACATCGTACGCAGATCACCTGTTTTTTCCTGCTGCATTTCGTAGATAGCCGAATACATTTCCGGGTCGTCGGCATACTCTGCGTCTACTTTGCTTGCACTGTCGTCACTCATTGCAAATTTCAGGACATCGAAGGGTTTTAGTATACCCTCCTCACGGAGTACTTGTCTGATGTACTCCTGAATTTCTGCCGAAAACTCGGTGTCCTCTGGATCCTCGTTAGGAGGGTACAGCAGTAATGCTTCCGTGATTCCTAGAAGCATTTCACCGGCATCAGCAGGTTCAAACTCGTCTGGTTGAAAATCATCGCCAGAAAGGATGTTGCAGATCTCGACAAACCGAGTTACGTCTTTGTAGAAGTAATTCGTTGTCAAAATCGTTATAGCTGCCATAATTTTGTCCAACGTGATCTTAGGCAGCTTCAATTGAAAATCCTGCTCTAATTCCAGCCTGATTGTAGCCGGTGCCCAAGAGAGTACGTCTGTTCCGTACTTGTCTAAGACAAGTAGTATCAAAGGCGTTGCGTAAGCTTCTTCGGCTGCAAGCAGCGTACGCTGGGCTAGCTTTGCAGCTTGTGGCTGACTAATCGAACTGTTGGCCCGCTTTATTAGCGATTGCATTAACGCTGACGCTGCTTTTTGATCCATGTTTTTTTCTCTGTATTAGTGCCAGGCAGTCGCAAGTTATGAATGTGATTGCAGGCTGAGGTAAGCGTTCAACTTCTTCGGCAGTCGCCGTATCCCAAAAAGAATCATCAGTCCAAGATGGGATCCACCTGCTGTCGCATATAACCAAATTGAAAAGTCGTACGCTTTTTGCAGACAACGTCGATATCTCGATCGCGGTTATGTTGTCTGTATTTAGGAATTTGATTATATCGTAAATCTGCGACTCAGAGAACATATTTAGATGCTCAAGCCATTCCACAAGCCAAACGACTTGGTCGTGGCAAGAACCTGTAGCGTGTTTCAACCGTTTGATTTTGTTTGAATCCATAGTCAATAGCTAAAAAAAAGTCACACAAACCGTAACAAAAGTAAAGAAACAAAGTCGCAAGAGGGCTTGTTTATTTTAGGGATAAACAAGCCGCTCCTGCGACTAATAGTTTGTTACCTGGTACGAGCCTTCGGCGGTTTACGCCGATTTGTGTTCTTGGTCTTTTTCAATCGTCGCTTTGAAGCCGAAGTTTCCAGCAACGTGATAGCAGATGATGCCTTCGGGCCGCATGAATCCGACTCTTGCGTGGCTACCTCCCATTTGTAGTTCTTTAAGAGCTTCGTACACTCGGGCAGTGTCGAACAAGCCCTGATACAAAATAGGAACCAAACCGCAGCACGAAGGCAACCGCTGTTGGTACTTCTCAATTCGAGGGTCTGCGGTTGCAATTCGTTTTGGCTCTTGACCAGGTAAACACCACCTTGCCACGTTGAAAAGACTCCATCGCTTTTCTCCGTTGGTCAAGCCATACCCTCGCTGGATTCCACTGCCCCACCATTCTCCGAAGTGCGTACCAGGGCCTAGTTGCATCAATTCATCGCGGTGGGCCTCGGCCCACCCTGCGAATCCGAAATTGTCGTCTTGGGGCGTGATCCATCGCGACCGGCTACCGGTCAAAAACTGACCGTCCTCGGTGATGCAGACACAGGCGTTGGTCCCGTCGATCTTTTCCGTAATGATGCACTCTCGAAACATTCGAGGCATTTTCGGAAACGCTACAAACTCTTTCATTGTGATTCTCCTAAAGTAAAAGTAAAAGTAAAAAGGATCGGGCAGGTTTGGTTACCTGCTTACGGCTCGCAATCACAATCCAGCCATCGAGTGTATCTGGGATTGCTACTTTCATATCCGCTATCTGTCGTAGTTACCGCCACGCCGCCGATCCAAAAAATTAGCAGAGGTTGGAACCCGACTCCAACACGCACAGGCACTATCTCAGCCCAGTTGTTCTTCCTCTTAAACTACTCTGCTAATAAAAGACCTGGCAGGATTGGTTACCTGCTTAGGGATGGTTACGTGCCAGAACGCCCACCTAGGGTAAATTCTGTACTCATCACTCCTATTTTAGTCTATGACTGTGTGTAACTTCCACACCGCTGGTCTTAAGTTGATTAGGTCAACCACTCCCTTTCCAATTCACTTCGCATACTTGTTACCAAATAATTCGTGAAATTAAGTCCGTCAACTTTCGCGAGAGCCGCCAGACACAGGAAATAGAAAAACTAGCTTTTAAAGTAAAGTTAAAGGACCGGCCAGGAATTACCACAATAACCTGCAGGTTCTCTTCTGGGTCACGACCTCCCAAAAGGAACACCTAGCCGTTAGACACCGATCCTTTTAACTTAGGCAATCACAGCCGTAGTGGCTAGACGCCCCAGTTAGCGTCAACCGGGATGCTGAAGATTTCCGCGTTTTGCGGGATATCGACAGGCTGGTCCAGTTTCTTCAATGTAACCTTACTGCTCTTTGGATCTTTCAGCATCCCGTCGAACCCAATCTGCTCCCACTTGAAAACGTGTACGGCATTTTGAAGCAAAAGTCTACCGTTTTCTCGTGTCAGATCTCCAGCGAAAATCCATCCGCGATCAACTACGACCACGTGCCGGTTTCCGGTAGTTTCCCGAACAAACTTTACACCATCAACAATTACAGAATCATTAGCCACAATAAAACCCTTTCAAAAGACTAAACCACTCTGACAACACCGGAAACATTCTCAGTGTCGCTGCCCGCCGGTTTAAAGCAGGCAGAATAAAATCTTACTAAACTAACGTCTGCCGCTTCCAGAGACAGTAGCAAAGCCGTAGCCGCAGCCGTCGCCGTCGCCGTTACCGTCGCCGTCGCCGTAACCGTAGCCGTTGCCGTTGCCGTTGCCGTTGCCGCCACCGTTGCCGTCGCTGGTGCCGTAGCCGTAGCCGTAGCTGCCGCCACCGTAGCCGTTACCGTCGCCGTAGCCGTAGCCGTAGCTGCCGCCACCGTAGCCGTTACCGTCGCCGTAGCCACGACCTACTGGTTTAAAACTTTGTTCAACGTTTGGCATAGCTAACTCCTTCTTCCACTGCCAGAAACAGTAGCAAAGCCGTAGCCGTAGCCATCACCGTAGCCGCAGCCGTAGCAATAAGCGGCACCGTTGCCGTAGCCAGAGCCGTAGCCGTCGTCAGAGCCGTAGCCGTAGCCGTAGCCGTAGCCGTTGCCGTAGCCGTAGCCGTTGCCGTCGCCAGAGCCGTAGCCGTAGCCGTTGCCGTCGCCAGAGCCGTTGCCGTGGCCGTAGCCGTAGCCATAGC